TGAGGAAGTCCCACCTGAAGTTGAGCAGACTCTTGCTAAGGTTGAAGCTCTTGCCGCCCAGAAGGTTCTTCAGGACGCCATGGCTCAGGCCGCTCAGCAACGCGCTCAGGAACAGGCTCAGGATCCTCTTATCCAGATGCAACAGGCTGAACTCCAGATCAAGGCGCAGGAAGCCCAGCGTAAGGCTGCCAAGGATCAGGCGGATGCAATGCTTGCCGCTGAAAAGCTCCGTTTGGATAAGGAGCGTCTGGAATCGACAGAGCGTATCGCAGGTGCTAAGATCATGGCTGACGTGGATGTGCGGGATCGTGAACTGGATGCGAAGCAGTTGACCGAAGTGGTCAAGGCAAGCTCCAAGCTGATGGGTGGACGTTGAAAGAGCTAGATTTGATTCGTAAGCAAATCCGTGAAGATCTCAATGATCTGGCGGACGTTATGGCCACTGGTGGGGCGGTAGACTACCCGTCCTACCGTCACATGGTGGGTAAGGTTGAGGGGCTGGCGCAGGCTGAACGCCACATTCTTGACCTTGAGGAGCGGTTGCGGAAGAGCGAAGACTTCTGATTTTGCAACTATGCCGTCTCAAATGGTATTATGTTCATAGGGATTGTGTTTGCGCTTTTTTCCAACACAACGGTACGACACCGGAAAGTCGCTGAATGTACAACAATGCTGACACTGCTCAGCTTGCTGCTGATCTACCGGAGCCGAAAGGCTATCGGATTCTAATTGCCCTCCCTGAAGTTCAGGAAAAAACGGCTGGCGGCATCATCCGTCCAGACGACCTTCGCAAGAAGGAAGAGACTGCATCTATTCTCGGTCTCGTTGTTGAACTTGGGCCAGATTGCTATTCAGACCCCGACCGATTCCCGGCTGGGCCTTATTGCAAACCGGGCGATTGGGTAATCTTCCGTTCCTACTCTGGAACCCGATTCAAGATCAATGGCCGAGAATATCGGCTCATCAACGACGATACCGTCGAAGGCGTGGTTGCAAACCCGCAGGTCTTTGAAAGGGCATAACGGACATGGAACTGAGAAAAGACGACGCGGACGACAAGGATTTCGATGTAATTTCGCCTGAAGTTGATATCGAAATTGTAGACGATACGCCTGATCAGGATAAGGGCCGACCCCGCCGACCGGAGGGGAAAGAGCCTGAAATCCCGGATGATGACGAAATTGCTAACTATAGCGAGGGCGTCCAGAAGCGTATCAAGAAGCTGCGGTATGAGTTCCACGAGGAACGTCGGGCCAAAGAAGAAGCCGCCCGCCAGCTTAATGAAGCCACGACTTTTGCAAAAAGGTTGATGGACGAAAAGAAGAGGATGGAAGACGCCCTGCGAAAGGGTGAGGAAATCCTTGTTGAGAACGCGAAGAGCAGGGTCGAGTCAGATCTTGAGCTTGCTCGTAAGAAGTTTAAGGAAGCCTATGATGTGGGCGACGCGGACGCAATTGCCGACGCTCAGCAACGCATGGCAGAGCTTTCTGTCCAGAAGGCCAGTGCAATAAACTATCGGCCTGTGTATCCACAGGAAGAAGCTAAGGAACGGCAGCCGGGTTATGAACCCGTTGTTCGTCCGCCCACTGACCCGAAGGCTGTGGATTGGGCCAGAAAGAATAACTGGTTCGGCAGAGATCAGCTTATGACTGATTATGCCAAACACATCCACGACAGAATTGTTGTGTTTGACCGGGTAGACCCTCGCACTGAGGAATACTGGCAGACACTCGATGGGGAAATGCGAAAGCGGTTCCCTGAGATGTTTGATGACTCAGATGATTATGGCCGTTCAGATCGTCAGGTTCGTCAACCAACATCAAGTGTAGTGGCTCCGGCATCACGCAGCTCTGCTGCAAAGCCGCGCAAGCAAGTAAAACTGACGGCTACCGAGGTGTCTCTCGCTAAGCGTCTCGGTCTAACGGTTGAGCAGTATGCCGCCGAAAAAATGAGGTCTAGCAATGGCTGATAAGCGCACTCCTCGCGACAGCGAGAACCGCGAAGCTTCTTCGCGCAAGAAGACTTGGACTCCTCCGTCGGTTCTTCCAGAACCAACAAAGGCGGATGGCTATTCGTATCGCTGGGTCCGTACCGCATCACGCGGCAATCTGGATAACACGAACGTAAGCTCCAAGTTCCGTCAAGGTTGGGAACCCGTTCGCTCGGAAGAGCATCCGGAAATTACGGCTCTTCGTGATCGTAATTCCCAGTTCCAAGACAATATCGAGGTTGGTGGTCTCTTGCTGTGCAAGGCTCCACATGAGCTTATTGATGAGCGTAACGCTTATTACAAGGACATGGCGGAAGCTCAGGTGCAGTCTGTTGACAACAACTTCATGCGTGAAAACGATCCGCGTATGCCTCTGATGAAACCAGAGCGCAGCACGAGGGTTACATTCGGCGGCGGAAAGAAACCCGGCTAAAGGGTAGCTGACCGCCAATTAACAACAAACGAGGTAAGACATATGTCTGCAACAGCAGCCCCTTATGGTCTTCGTCCCGTGAATCTGATTGGTGGTCAGCCCTACGCTGGTTCAACCCGCCTTATCAAGATCGCTTCCGGGTACGCGGCCAATATCTTCTACGGTGACCCCGTCTACATTCACGACGACGGCACCATCCGCAAGGCTGTAGTCACAACATCCGTTACAACTCCGGCTACGTCCGGCGTTGCTGGCGTTTTTGTTGGCTGCGCCTACACCGACCCCAACCTGAACATTCCGATCTACAAGCAATACTGGCCAACAGGCACAGTGGCTTCGGATGCTTTCGCTTACGTCGTGGATGATCCCGATGTGGTGATGCAGGTTCAGGCTGACGGCTCAGTCGCTCAGACTGCTCTTGGCAATAACATTGCCTTGAACACAGCTTCTGGCGACACAGGCACAGGCAACTCCACAACCTCCGCTGTCTTCAACAGCGCCGCTGTGACGGCTACTCTGCCGCTTCGCATCGTGGGCTTTGTGGAAAGCACAACATCCACAGTTGGCGATGCGTTTACTGACCTTTTGGTTAAGTGGAACATGCCGAACGCGGTGTCTACATCTACCACGACACCTTCGAGCGGCACTGCTACCACGACAACTACGACCGCTCTGGTCGGTGGTCATGCCTATCTCAACCCTGTTGGTTTTTAAGGGAGTCATAGAACATGGCTATTTCGCGCGCACAACTTCTCAAGGAACTGCTCCCCGGTCTGAACGCTTTGTTTGGTCTGGAGTACAAGAAGTACGAAAACGAGCATGAGGCGATTTACGAAACTGAATCGTCCGAGCGTTCCTTCGAAGAAGAAATCCAGCTCTCCGGCTTCGCTGCTGCTCCTGTCAAGGCTGAAGGCTCCGCCATCAGCTACGACAATGCTCAGGAAGCATGGACGGCTCGTTACAACCACGAGACCATCGCGATGGGCTTCTCCATCACTGAAGAAGCGATGGAAGACAACCTGTATGACAGCCTCTCGGCTCGTTATACCAAGGCTCTGGCTCGTGCTATGGCCTACACAAAGCAGGTGAAGGCGGCTTATCCGCTGAACAACGGCTTCTCTGGTGGTGCCTACAACTCCGGTGACGGCGTTGACCTCTTCAGCACTCTGCATCCTCTCGTGGGCGGTGGCTACAACAGCAACACACCTTCGACGGCTGCCGACCTGAACGAAACCTCCCTCGAAGCTGCGGTCATTCAGATCGCCGCCTTCAAGGATCAGCGCGGCCTCTTGATTGCGGCTAAACCCCGCAAGCTCGTGGTTCCGCCGAGCCTGATGTTCGTTGCCACTCGCTTGCTGGAGACTGAACTCCGCACAGCGACCGCCGACAACGACATCAACGCCATCAAGACCAACGGGACGATCCCCGAAGGTTACGCTGTTAACCACTACCTGACAGACACTGATGCGTGGTTCCTCGTGACAGACGTTCCGAATGGCATGAAGCACTTCGAGCGTACACCAATGACGACATCCATGGATGGCGACTTCGACACAGGCAACGTCCGCTATAAGGCTCGTGAGCGTTATAGCTTCGGCGTGTCTGATCCGCTCGGCATCTTCGGCTCGCCCGGCGCTGCCTAATCTACCGGAGGGGGGGCTTCGGCCCCCCTTCTTTCTTTTCTGACCGTTATTCACTGTTCAGTGAACATTCAATCCGGGTAAAATCCCGCCACCTAGACTGTCCCGGCAGACGTTGCAGAGACTAGGTAGCATTCTCCTGCAAAGAGGTTATTTTCATGGGTACTACAACCTTCTCCGGCCCAATTCAGGCTGGCACAATTCGCGACACTACAGGCACCACAGTCGGCACAAACGTGGCCAACGTGGGCTATGTATTGATGTCGCAGTCTGCTTCGATTGACATCATTGGCGCTGATGCCGTTACTACAGTCGCTGTCATCCCCGCCAACTCGCAGATCGTTGATGTCATCCTCGACGTTACGACAGCCAGCAACGATTCCGGCACAGCCACTGTGTCTATCGGTAAGACTGGTTCTGCTGCTGCGTTCCTCGCTGCCACATCGGTGAAGTCTACTGGCCGCACACGCATCAGCACCGCTGCCACTCTGGCTGCCGCTGCTGACGTTGGATCTACAGACATCGACGTTATTGCTACGTTTGATGGCCAGAACGCCAATGGCACCGAGGGTGTTGCTCAGGTCACGATCCTGTACATCCAAGACCGTGACCTCCTCTAATAGGAGGCCGAAATGGCTCTTAACAACTCCAATATCATTGCGACCACTCGCACGGACGATGGGAGCATTTATGCTTCCCGCGCCCGTGTGAAGGGTGTTCATGTAACCACAACCAGTGCTGGTTCCGTTGTTCTTAAGGACGGCGGGGATGGTGGCACTACGCGTCTTAATGTGGCTATCGGTGCCAACTTCTCCGGCAACATCATTATCCCGGACGATGGCATCCTTTTTGAGACCAATGTCTATCTCGATCTCACAAACGCCACTTCGGTGACTGTGTTCTATCAGGCTTAACAGGAGGCTCGGATGGCAGAAATTGCTTCGGTATCACAGCGCGGCAAGTTCGAGCCATTCGAGCTTCAAGTTTCCCGTGGTCAGATCGCTTGGCATCGTTCAGTGGTTGTGTTCGGTTACAACTCGGATGTTGACACAAGCCCGGAAACAATATGGCCGGGTGGCGGTCTACTTCCCTTCCCTGCATCTGCAATCCAGATGAAGGTTAGCTCTGGAAGTGCCAACGACACATCCAATGGCACCGGGGCTAGGACTGTTTACATTAGCGGTCTTGATGCCAATCATAATGAGATTTCCGAATTTGTCACGATGAATGGTCAAACAGCCGTTCTAACGACGAAGTTCTATCTTCACATCAATCAGGCTTATGTAGCCTCCGCTGGTAGCCTTGATGGCGCTGCCGGGAATATCTACATCGGTGACGGCACCGTGACAGCCGGGGTTCCAGCCACGGTCTATGACATTATCGCCCTTGATTACAACAACCGCATCACGGGCAGCTTTACAGTCCCCGCTGGCTACACGGGTTATCTTGTTCAGGGTCTGTTCTCAACAGGCCAGCCTAGCGGCTCCAACCAAGTCACTGGTCGCCTGATGACGCGCGGGACAAATGAAATTCGACTTACCGCTGCCATTACAAGCCTCAATAATGGCACCGCCGATTACAACTTTGAATACTATCCGGCGATCCCTGAAAAGACAACGATTGAAGCTCAAGGATTTGGAAGCGCCGCGAACAACG